GCAAGTGAAAGCTCGGATACTGACCCGATCGAAACATTCGATTTAACGCAGTTCTGTACCAGCACTGAGCATGCGCGAATGGCTGCTCGATTTTTTATCGCAATCCGCAAGTTGGTTGGTCATACGATCCGCTTCTCAACAACAGCTAGCGGCTTGAACCTCGAGCCTGGCTCTTTTATTCGTGTCGACACCGAGGCAACGCCTTACGACTCGGCCAAGACAGGGACGATTGATTCGTCGGGCAACATCACGAGTGTCTCTACGATCGATGACGGCACTTACACGGTTTTGTATTTCAAGTCTGATTCGGATGACGTAGCTACTGCGCAGATGCAGGTCAGTAGCGGCAAAGTTGGTGACTCAACCTTTCACAGCAGTGTTTTCACGATTCAGCAGACAACCAACTCGCAGAAGGTTTACATGGTTGAGCAGCTGACCTTCAACGAGGACATGACTGTTCAGGTTGTTGCCTCTGAGTATCCTTGTGACGAGCATCGAGTCAGCGAGCTGGCAAGGCTGGTCAAAGACGAAAACAACTCCTTCTTCACCACTCCTGGCTTCGACTGATGGCATTCCCCACCTCATTGCAACCAACTGGCCGCACTTACTCGCCAGGCAACTATCCGATCAAGACTTTTAAGTCACAGAGCGGGCAGGAGGTGCGGATCCTGTATGGCAACGAGCGCACTGAAACCAAGCTGAGTCTTTCGTATACCAATATTGGTGACGCTTCAGCAGAGCTGTTTCTTGATCACTACGACGAGGTGAAGGGTACGTTTAATACTTTCACGATTCCAGACAACGCCTTGGCTGGATGGCTTTCCAACTCTGACGCCTTAAGGCCAGAAGCAACCACAGTCCCAACAGTGACTTATACGGTCACGGTTGTGGACAGCGGCGGCAACAAATACCGCTTCAACGGTGGCAGCACAAATGCTGAGACTCTTGAGTTGACCGAGGGCACTGTTTATTTATTCGATCAGTCTGATTCGTCAAACTCTGGCCACCCGCTCCGCTTCTCGACTACCAGCAATGGCACCCACAACAGTGGGACTGAATACACGACTGGCGTGACGACGTTTGGAACGCCTGGCTCTGCTGGCGCCTACACCCGCATCAAAGTGGCAGCTGGTGCTCCAACTTTGTATTACTACTGCAGCTCGCACTCGGGCATGGGTGGTCAGGCAAATACGCCTTCAGCCACCACGACAGCGTCAACTTCTGGCAGCTTGGCAAAGTACAGATATGAGGGGCCACCGCAAGTAGTCCAGGTGCGCCCTGGGATTAGCACTGTTACAGTGAATTTGATTGGCGTGATCTGATGGCAAAGGTCTACACCGGCAGAGATGGCGTAATGCAGCTGTCCGGCACGACCCTTGCCAAGGTCGTAAGTTTCTCGCTGCAAGCAAGCCTTGAGACGCTGGAAACTACGACTCTGAACGAGCATCTGCGTAGTTATTCCCCTGGAATTTCTGGATATAGCGGAAGTGCAACTTTGCTGTATTACAAGGAAGACGATGGCACTTTTAATACGACAAATCTATTGAACAAGCTTTACAAGACTGGGACTTCCGGAGTTAGCAGCAGTGACACTGTTGAGTTCACTTTTCGCTGGATTGACGGTACTGACAACAACGACATCAAGCTGACGGCTTACATCACTAGTGCAAGTATTGGCGCTGCAACTGGGGACATTGTTCGCGCAGAAATTAGTTTCCAAGGCACCGGAGCCTTGTCGACAGTAACGATCTCATGAGCGTTTACTTAGGCACTTTTGGCGAGGTTGAGCTGAAGCGTCAGTTTGACGGCGGCTCCTTGACTTCCAGCATTGGCACTGGAGATGTCAACGTCACCAAGAAAAGATTTAGCTTTGACTTTGATCATGGCCAGCTCTTAACTGGCGATCAAATTGAAATTACAAGCACTGACGGATCTGCATTAGATTTTATTGACAGCTACACAGACTCCAGCGTCAAAAAATATATTTACGTTGACGAACTAGACGGAATTAGGCTCTACAACAGCTTTGCGCACGCTGTAAATGGTGGTGCATCAAATGCCACGACCCTTGCAACCCCAGGGAACGAAATTCCAATCAAAGTGGTTGTGCAGAACGCCGACTACAGGGTTTTGGGTCGCGTTCAGAGCTATGAGCTGAACACTCAGCGAGAAACAGTCGACACCACCACGCTGTCTGATGAGTTCAGGACCCGAATCGGCACCATGATGTCCGGCTCAGGTCGCATGGCATGCGAATGGGAGTACACAGGCGATACGGCGAAAGAGCTGCCTAATTACTTGTTAGAGCTTGCATTGCGCACGAGAGTTGGCAGCTCGTTTGAAGGCAGGTTTTACCTAAAGACCAATGGCTACAACCCTGGCGGGCATACAAATGCCAGTGACGACCAGATTTGGTACGAAGTCAATGGTGTCATAACTGCTTGCGCAGTGCAGTTCACACCAAATCAAATGGTGCAAATCACTGCAGACTTCATCACGACTGGGTCCATACAGATCCGAATGAAGCTTGTAACCCCAGACGACATTGTCCAAGAAGACGGATCAGTGCTTCGTTTAGATCAAGACTCAACAGCTAAACTGCTGCTAGAGACTGACCAGTAATCCCTGGAGGGCTGAAGGCTCATGGCCGATCTGAAGATTAGCGAGCTTTCAGCTCTTGCCGGTTCCAACCTTGCTACTGCTGACCTTGTCGCTGTTGTCGACAGCAGCGCTAGTGAGACTAAAAAGCTCACTGTTGGCGATCTAGTCGCAAACGGCGTCACTTTAATTAGTGACGACACTATCCCAGGCGCAAAGATTCTGTTTGCTGCAGGTGATATCGCTACTGCAGCACTTGCTGATTCTGCTGTCACGACAGCAAAGGTTGCAGACGATGGCATCACTGCCGCCAAGCTGGCAAACGAATCAACGGTTGATCTGGTCACAACGCTGCCTGGGTCTGGAGCGTTCACAGGTCAACTTGCTTTAGATACTGACGACAACAACCTGTATTGCTGGGATGGCAGTGCATGGCAAAGCCTCAAGGCTGCTGGTTCAATTAACAGCGTTAGCGGCAGCACTGTTGGCATCGTTGATATCACTGCAACGACAAGCGGTAGCAGTGTCACTATTGCAGCAGTTGTCAATGACACGTCTGCAGCCAACCAATTCCTTGCCGGTCCAACCAGTGCTGGCGGTGCTGTTGCTTATCGCACGATTGATGGCAGTGACATCCCTGTTGCAACCACCAGCGCTAAAGGCGGCGTAATCGTCAACGGTGAAGGACTCCGGATGGATTCCAACACCATTGAGGTTGATAACGATGTAACCGCAACGACGACTCATCACGTCGTTACTTACAACGCCAAAGGTCTGGTTACAGGTGGTCGGGTGTTGGCCAGCGGTGACTTGCCTGCTGCAACTAGTAGCGCAAAAGGCGCGGTCATCCCTGGAACCGGACTTGCGGTTGATTCCTCAGGCAACCTCAATCACAGCAATTCAGTTGCTGCTGGCACATACACCAAGGTCACTGTTGACGCTCAGGGCCATGTCAGTGCTGGCACCAGTCTTGTTGCATCTGATGTCCCAGATCTTGCGGCAAGCAAAATCACAAGCGGCACGATTCCAGCCGATCGGATTGCTTCCGACGCCGTAACCGCCGCAAAACTTGCGGACCAATCAGTCACCAAGTTCGGTGGTGCTGGTGCTACTGACAACGTCGTTACCTTCCCTGATGGTGACTTCAAGGGTCAGTTCTTCTTTGACGAGAAAAACGAAGACCTTTACGTCTATACCGGAACTTCATTCCTGCCGATCACAGTTATTAGCGGCAACCTTGTAAACGCTGGAACGTACAACGCCAATACAAACCTTGTCGCCTCAGTTACGACAGCTGGTTCTGCAGCTGGCTTTACAGCTGGTGGTGCTTTGCCAGCACCAGCGACTGGCAACCTGAATTATTACGTCGTCGTTAGCGACTCAGGCACTGGTTCTGGTAACGCCCCAGCTGTGTCTTTGGCACCGCCAGACATGTTGATTTCGCTTGGTAGCGGATCGACGTTCCAGCTTATTGACGTTTC